TTTGCGCTTCTAATGTAGATATAGACATCATAACTCCTTTTCTCAGAGGGAAAAAAGAGGGGCACAAAGCCCCCCTCGGTTCCCAGAGTTATTGATCGTCTTCGAGATCTGCGGACAGATCGTCGCCAACTACTTCAGATACAGCGTCAATTGCATCAGTATCCAGTTGTCCCTCACGAAGAGACTTCTGGTACGAACGCTCAATCACTTCATTCTCGCGCTTAATCATTCCAGCCATGTGTGTCATGGTGTCGAATGTATCTTGATCGATAGGAAGTGTTTTCTTGAGGTCTGGTTTGAAATGCATGACGTAGTAAATAACAGAACCGTTTTGCAGTTCTTCTGCCGTCACATCACACCAGTAGTCGTAGAAATTCGCGCCTTTTGGAATTGACTTGATGAACTCATCCTCGAATGGGGAAAAGTTCGATCCCTTCAATAACATTATAGCAGGTTCGTTCTCTACAGTCACCTCATTTCCATCCGCATCTTTGCCTGTGTAAGAAACAAGTGTACGAAGCTGACGGAAGCATTTGATATCCGTGTACTTCTTTTGTTCCTCTTTAGGCAACTCGCGTAGTACTTTCGATGGCGGTTTACCACATCGTTCGCCACCCTTCATATCACGAGCTTCACAACGGAAGTTCGGGATCAGTAGCGTTTTGTTTACTACCTTGTTCTCTTCCGGATCATAATGAATCCACTGGAACAATTGCGACAATACGCGGATGCGTACCTTCTCAGCGTAAACGGGTTCGTCCATTCCGTTTAGATAGAACAATCCCTGTTCGATCTTCCGGCCCTGCGCGTCCTTACGCATCGTGTTTACCTTCAACATAGGAAGGCGGTCTGCACTCGCTTGAGGCTTATCGTTAGCCCCGAGGAGAGCGGCTAGTTTATGCTCTTCAGCTTTATCAACAACGGCTAATTCGCCCATAGTTTTCTCCTTAGTAAGATTTACAATTTACCCTTATTAGTGTCATCAGTCAACACTAACTACGGCCTTATCCATCCAATTCGCCCCCGCTTCCATCTCTATGTCGAGAGGCAAGACAGGTTTGTAATTGAACCTAGTTTCAAGCTCTTCAGAAACGTCGCTCATGGCCCATTTCAGAGCCTTCACAACCTTTTCTTTCTCTCCGGGAAACACATCCACAACGATTGAATCGTGCACCGTAAGCATCAATTTGCTTTGGAGATTGAGCTTAATAAATTCACGCAAAGCGCGAACACACGACAATGGAACAATGTCCGCTGTCGCGAATGATTGCACAGGGTAGTTAACCACTGCCGTAGCATTAGTTATCCGGCCACCACGCAATCGTTTAGCGTCTGGAAAAAAGAATTCACGCCCGGAAGGTATCCGGACAATTCCATTCTTCAACACGCCATCCATCAAAGTCTGATGCCAACGCTTCAGGCCCTGATAAATATTGAAATACTCTTTGAAGTACGTCTGCACATGAGGGGGCTCTGACATTCCAAGCCCGCCATATAGTGGTGCAAACGTATAAGCCTTCGCTTTTTGGCGAAGATCTTTCGTTACTTCATCAGTACTAATCTGGTTAATGATTGAGGCAGTCTGTTTGTGAACATCCTTACCACCCAAAATATCTTCAATGATCTGTGGATCTCGTGACAGTTCCCCAGCCACTCTAAATTCAAGGCCAGAGAAATCCGCCTCTAATACTTCACCGCCATCAAACCGGGATATAACACAACGACGAACCGGGAAGGTACCGCCACGGGGCTGGTTCTGGAAGTTCGGGTTACTTGAACTTAGTCTGCCTGTACGGGTGGTTGTCTGGTTAAACTGAGCGTGTAGTATTCCATCCGGCCGTGTGTAGGTTTTGATACCAGTGACAAAACTATCAAGATAAGTGTTGATAGCATTCAGTCTACGGATGCCAGTTAGAAACTGTATCGCTTCGAGATTATCCTTACGTTCAGCCTGAGCAATAAGACGTTCAATGGTTGTCTTATCTGTTTTGAACCCGTTGATCGATGCGTCGTTAGGCCCTTCAGGCACAAGCTTTAGACCAGCTACTTGACCAGTCTCCATCAACGTGAACCCTTGACCATCACAACTTGTGCATTTGGTTAAGTTGATCCAAGGCGTACCATCTTTTTTGTACTTCTGGATTTTCCCCTTACCTTTGCAAGGATCGCAATGATACGCGACTGTCTTCATTACCCTACGGGTACTTTTCCTTACCGTGTTGGCAAACTGAGACTGGCTCATTCTAGGTGGATATAGAGGCTTACCGTTCCAGCCTACGCCGATATTAAACGCCCGCTTGTGGTATTCCTTATCGTGCACATAACGACTGTACACCACCTTGGTCATGTCGATGCCGCTGTTCAGGTTAATAGGCGTATCGCCCATCACGGATGTAACGATATCTTTGAGTGTCTTTTCGATTGTCTCTTTCTCTTCAAGGAAGTCTTTCTCCACCTTGTTGAGAGCGTCCATATCAATCTTGATGCCGTTGCATTCGATCTCGCAAAGAAACATCATCATTTCATTCATCAGTTCAAAGACTGGTTTAAGACCCTTATTTGAGTCTTTATTTAGGTCTTCTTGCTGATCCAAATAGATTTCAGCGCATGACTGTACATCTGCTTCAGCGTATTCAATCACCACGTCCAAAGGCATGGCTTCAAAACCAGTACCACCTTTGAACATTTCATCGACTAACTCAGATTTCTTACGCGTCACGTCACGACGTTCGGCTGTAGCTTTAAGCGACTTACTAATCTGTCTAGCCCGGGCAAAGATGTACTCACCAATCATGGTGCAATACATTTTAGCTGGGATGGGCAGACCGGATTCCAATAAGTACAACAAATCGAATTTTGCATTGTGGGCCACGCCAAGATCAGCGGACTTCAACGCCTGAATAAAATCATCTGGTTTGTCAGAGCTTTCGATTTCGTTGTGAAAGAACACACGGCTTTGGGGTTTACCTAACACCCCATCTTCAATCATTAGCCAGTGAGCACTTACCATTCTGTTCTTAGGATGGAACGGACTGTTATCAATTATTCCGTTTTCTCGCTGTACGGTTGTTTCCAAATCAAACACTATTATCTTCATTCTACTCCCCATTTTCGTTCTGCTAGAAACCGCCACAATGTTTCTATTGGTTGCATTTCTGTGGCGAACATGAACAAGCGTTCCCCGTACCCGAAGTCATGCTTCTGGGACTGTTCCTTGAACACTTTTCTTGTGACCCAGCCGTTTACCGACATCACGTCCTCGTCATCTGTACGGCCAACCAGAATGGCGATTTCAGCACGGAACTTCTGCATCGTGTCAAAGATGAGAGGCCCTTGCTCTTCGTTCGTGAATTTTACATCTACTGGAATTCCATCAAGCCAGAGATCAACGCCGCCGTCTGAAAGAACATTGATCACCGGGGGTTCTGCATTGAACAGACGCGCTACAGCAAACTCAGCTTTATAGCCGAATGCGTTAGCCTCTTCCCTTGATTGTCTCTCGTTTTCTAGACGTGGGTTAAACCCTTGCATCTTACAGAGCGCGACAGTATCGGCTCCCATAATTTCGGACGTATGGCTGTCCTGCCTACTTAGTCGTACCTTCATTGCCAACTTACTCAACATATCTACTAATTTGTGGCTGGATGTTGCAGATCACGGTGCCGTGCCATCCAGAGAGTTTGTTTTTGGAAATGGTTAGATAACGAGTGTTATCGGGGTCAGTGTCGTCCACATCCCCGGCCTCGTGTTTGCCAATGCCGATACACAGATCAAGCTCGGCCATCTTACCAATCTTAGATCCTTCCATGTCGAAGCCTGACAAACGAGTACGGCCGCGAGCCTCATTGGATGCTTGCGATACGGTAATGACAGCGCATTGCTGACGCTTGGCTAATTCACGGAGTGATCGATACAGTTCACGCAGTCTTTCATGTGACGCTGAAAACTGACCATTGATATGAACCTTATCACCTTGGTCGATGACAACTACGTCCGCTGACATATGCTCAACATATGCCTCAATCTTTTGCAGATCCCATTCTTGAATGTCTTTCATTTCAAGACGGTCTTCGATTGCTTTGAACCTTGTCCGGGCGGACATCGGATCTTTCACAATTTCTTCACGCGTCATGCCACCCCAAGCTTGCATAGCCCGAAGCATAGTACGCCGTGTCTCTTCCTCGTTCCCTAAATACAAAACCTTCGCACCCTGTTCACAGAAGCCACCGGGGCCACAAGTGATAGAGATTGCGAAGGCTGATTTACCTGTCTCAGGTAGTGCGAAGATTGTTCCGAATTCGGCAGGGCCGATCCCGTAGACGTTGCGTGATAGTGTGTTGATGTTGAACTTCCAACGCGCATCATCTGAAGTGAGGCGAAGAAGCTCTTCTATATCTTTGGTGGTTGTTTCACCGAAATCGTTTGGCATTACGCCTTCACGAACATTGTCCAGTAGAGTGGACAAACGTGACATCGCATCCGGTACGCCCTCAGTGAGCTCAATACCTAAGTTAGCAATCTTGTGACCTACATGACGCTTCCATAGCTCTTTCAATAAATCTTGAGCTACGCCTTCATTCAAAGGCTCTTCACGTTCAATGCGTTTGATTAGATCTGATACGGTGTCATTTTCAGCGCGGGTAGCTACTGGGTTGTTCTTTTCCCAGATAGCCAGAACATCATCTGTGCTTAGATCTGTCTGATATTTATCATGCCCCTCAGCGATACATTCGTAGATGTCTCTTAGCTCTTCTTCAAACAACCGAGGGGTCAGGTTGGTTTTGTTCGACGTAAAAAAATCTGCCGAGAGCAGACGTTTCAATATTTTCATTTCCATATTAGTGCTCTTATTCGTGCCTCGTAACGACACCAAGTATACACTAGTTAGTGTCACTAGCAACAAAAATTTGAACACAAAAAAACCCCGCATTGCGGGGCCTCTTGAAAAGTAGCTATTTTAGCTAAGTTAGCTAACTCGCAACTTCATCTTTTTGATGTCGGGCTTTTGGTCACCCCTACGTTCACGGATATCTACTTCGTGGTGTAACACTCTTGGGTTACCTCTACAGAGTGCGTCTATCGCATCTTGTAATTTTTTCTGTTCTTCTGCGGCCTGAATAAACCCTTCCGGGCAATCATAATCAATAACCACCAGCCCTCGTACTTTCATTGACTTCTCCCAATATTGTTTTTGCATCCATATATTTGAAGTCGTCACGGATAAAGCAAACCGTTGTATCAACAAAACCCCCAAGACTCCTAGCTACTTGTATAGCCTTTTTACTAGCGTCCTTGTCAAGACATATAATTATCTTTTGATATCGCCCTAGTTGTATGCGTTGTACTGGCGATATATTGGTTCCTAGTAAAGCTACGCCTGTATATACGCCTGTAGCGTATACAGCACACGCGCTGGCGGCATCTTCAACAACAAGAGCGGTGGGTTTATCTCCTACGGCTAATACGCCTGACGTATTACCATACGATAGCCATTTGGGTTTAGCATTCTTATCTAATGTACGTCCTACTGCACCTTCATTATTATTCATCCAGAATAATACCCGGTTGTTAGCAGGATCATATGTAATCTCTACGGCATTGTCTTCGTACGCGTTATAACAATTGTTATTACGAAGATAAGTTATAACATTTTTATGATGTTCTACTGAAGAATTAATACTTGGAAGTGATAACGTACGCTTTTCCGTACAACATGAGTTTGAACATCCATTACATGATTTATCAAACTTACTCTTTATAGCTTTAATACTATATCCAACTCTTTTAGCACCTCTGGCTCCGCATGATGCTTTATAACAGTTCCATACAAGTGAACCATCATTGTTGGAAATTGTGAGAGTATATTTACCACCGCAAAAGGGACAATCAATACGTTTTGTTTCTTCTTCCCTGACCCTGACCTTGCTTACAACCTCGTACTGTTCCGCTCTTGAATACATTACCTACCCCTATAGCTCGGCCCCCCGAAGCGGGCCTCGCTTTTATACACCCGAAAGTGCAATCCGTCAACAATAATAGTGACACTAGTTATGGGCTTTACCACGCAATAATTACACAACATATTGAAATTATTGTATAACTGCATAACCTGAAGGTCGTAGGTTCAAATCCTACTCCCGCAACCAAGATTCTGAATACATTCCATTTTCATCAGCCCAGTTAAGTGGGGTTGAAGAAAGTGGAAGTTTCGGTCTTGTGACACTAACTATTCCCACAATATTTATCGACATCGTCTTTAAGAATGTCTTTGCCATTTCCTTCAAGAGGGGCATGACACGATGTGCAATAGATCGTTCCCGGATCATCATAATAAGTTTTACCATGTGTAGTGCGCCCGCACCAATCACATTCTCGAAATTCTTTCCACACTAGGAAAGAGGGGAAGTCCCTGCTCGTAAACGCCATCACTATTCTCCTCATACGTCATTGTCCCACGCACGTCCTTTATGCAGACAAGCTGTTTATTTTCAGCTTGCACTACAATTTCGGCTTCTCTCATGGCGCGGATACATTCTTCGTGTGTGTTAAACTCGTGGATCTTCGTCAGGTACAACTGGGAATTCAAAAGCATAACACCGATTAACCAATACATTATTTTGATTCCATTAAGGCGTTCCATGACACAGGAAAGAACCGGATTAATTCATCCGATATCTCTTCTGCTACGAAACGCGTTTCCATCTGAGTATCGGGGGCACAACGAAGCCTACACATATCTGCGAAAGCATCTAAGCTACCGCTCCAATACCACTCTGTGTACATAGCTTGAGGCAAGACCATGCGGGCTTGTTCAGGCGTCACACCATCAGCCAATAAATTTTTATATGTCTCAAGTGCGGCAGTGTACGCATACTTAGGGGAAACATCTGTGTCGGCTACACCTTCACTTCCTTGCTTCTTATCCTTACTGCGCCCACGCCAAACTGCGGGCATATAAAATTCTGGCTCATCATCGACATATCGCCGACTGATTTCATTCCAGCGTAGAAATTTATGCTTCACTAATTGACGCGCCACAAACACTGGGGCTTTAACGTGAAAAGAAGCGAAGCAATGCCCAAATGGGCTAATGTGTTTATGCTCGGCTAGATATTGAATGAGCCCAATATCCTTGGACTCAAGATGATCATGTTTTTTGCCGAATGACACGCGGGCGGAATTAGCTACCGTTAAGTCATCGCCCATAGTTTGTAAGAGCGTGGCACTAATCATAATGCGGCTCCATAACTAGTTCATCCGGGTAAACCTTGATGAAACCTACACAGCCTTCTGAACGATCAGCCACGGCTACTGGGGCGTCTTCATTGCCCCACCATTTCACGGCACCTTCGCTAACCTCGGGTGTGTATTTCAAATCACATTCTGTGTTTCCGCATTCAGCGGTGCAGAAAGTTGTATCTTTATAGCT